AGCTGCGTTTATATCATCGTCGCCGGAAACTGATTGAATAAGATTAGGACCAATTAATCCTGGAGAATTATACATAAGTGACATAAGTGCTGCCTTTTTGTTCTCAGGCAACATGTCATACATATCTGGATTAATTCTACGCTTAAGCATTTCTTCTTTTTTATCTAATAGAGAGTTACGAATATCATCAGCTTGTTCTCTAGATAGTTTCGATGTATTAGCTTTAATGCCATCTACATCAATACCTTTTAAACGCATAAGGTTTGCAGTATCTTCTGCATCTAAGTTAAAACCATGACCAACTGTAGTAAACCCTCGCTGGTCTTGATATGGTGTTTCACTAAATCCTTCACTCTCTTCAAGTAAAGGATTTAAATAATCTCTGGATGTTTTAGGTTTATTGTCCATTGAAGTTTTGTGGTCCTTGTGCTTCTTGTATTCCAGGGTTAGATAATAATGCTGGGTCAACCTGTGGTACGTTTGGTAAATTTTGCGGTGCTGCTCCCATTTGGTCTACTTGCGTAGCTACTGGAGGTCCACCCATAGTGTTATCAATTTGTCCACCTTGCATAGACTGATTAGTCGGCATGTCTGGTTGTTGTGGAGCATTAGGTGAGCCACCTGGAGGAGAAAGTGGTTGTTGACCAAGCATTCCAAGAATGTTAGGGTCAGTAGTTTGTAACAATCCAATGTGTTCTTGAATGTGTGCAGTAACACGAGCAACTAGTTCTGGGTCAAAACGTAATTCTGGGTCAGCTAATACTGTAGCATGTTCTCTGATGTGTAAATCATGAGTATCTGTAAGAACTGCCATGATTGGTTCATCATTTACTAAACGCTCATTCTCAGCTTTAACTAGGAATAATTGTGATTGAGTATCTTCAGTAAGTGAATCTAATTGGCCAGTGTTAACAACAGTTAAATATTGCTCAGGTGTTTTAATTACACCCATCTGCATCATTTGTTCTGCCATTTCAACTTTACCAGCAGTAGTTCGGGCTAACGGATTACCAATATCAACAACTACTCTAGATACAGAAGATAAATCCTGACCACTAAACTCTTTTAAGTATGTGCGGTTACCTTTACCTACGATTGTTGCAACTCTTGGAACATTTGCATGGTCCTTCAATGTATTGATAATTCCAGTTCCCATGTCTTCAATTAATGAAACGTAAGACTGTTGTAATCCTGAAATATATTGTAGCGTCATAGATTGAACTAAAGCTAACGATGTACCTGAACGAAGATTAGGGTCTGGGTTACCACGAGATACTGAGTTAACTCCAGAGATTGTTTCCATAGCTTTTTCAAGCATTACGATGAAATCAAAAATCTCTTTAGGTGTTTGAGTTAAGTTTAAAGCTTCAACTTTACCAAATTGTTGGTTAGCTTCAATAACGTTAAGATTTCCAGATAATTCAGAAATAGAAATATTAGAACCTTGTGGAACTAAGATATTTTGTACACCAAATGCTGTTTGATTTGTAAGAACTGTAGAGTATAAACTGTTTACAGCATCTTGTAATCCCATTAAGTCAAACATTGGAGTGTATGCAAATGGAGTTCCTAAATAGTAAGATGGAGCAATGCAATATACTGGTAAATTTCTATATGGCATATTTGATTCAAGTAAAGTTACATCTTCACTTAAGAATAATTGATATAAACCATCTGGCATTGACTCAGTACGCTTATGATAGAATTCATAAACAGGAATTAAGTCTGTTTCATCATGGTGGAAAGTGAATAATGAGAAATATTCAATATCAGACTTTGTAGGTAATGCTAAAATCTTGTCTTTGAACTCAGGATATTTAGCTGCGATGTCAAAACGATTCTTAAAAGAACGACATACAACCCAGTCATGGCGCTTATCTTCACGGTTAGTGTCAAAATAAACATCAAATGGTGAAAGATTAGAGAATTCTAAATCACCTTCTCGAATTTCAATACCTAAATCTTCATTGAAATCAAATACTTCACCAGTAGTTGCATTCCATTCCATTTTGATATAACCACTACCTAAAACGATAGACATCTCTACAGCAGTTTTAAGGTATTCTTCTAAACGGTGGTCACGCATGTAATAATCAAGTAACCCATTGGCTAGTTTTGTCTGTACCAATGACTTATAGTCAGTATTGATACTACGAGCTTGCATCATAGGACGGCTACCAGTAATCATATTAAGCATATGCTGAGCAATATTACGTAAATGATTTACAGCAATTTGAACTAACTCACCTTGTTCGCCACCAAAGGTAATTGAATGAGAATCATCATTACTGTCAAAGTAAGTACCATGGTAAGCGCACCACATGGTCTTAAGCTTTTCTTTGTAACCACTAGATTCTAATGTCTGATACCAATTTGTTGCCCGGTCTAATAGGATGGCAGCACGAGCATTAGCATCCTGTTGAGCGAAATAAACATTATTATTCATTACAATACCTCTAACTATACTTGTTAATTAATCGACCTATTTGGTACGTTTAAAAGTGCTCTTGACTTTAAATTGGTTTTCTAGCTTTTCGTAGCCTTTATTTTGGTTATTTTGACCTATATGGCCTTTAAATACGTTTCCAGGACTTCCTAATAGGCTATGGTGAAATCCTTTTGGAAATGGGTTACGTTGCATGTCTAAGTTCCTGACCATATAGACTAAAGCATCAATAAAGTCATAGTGACCATTATCAGCACTTCGTTTATAGTCTTTTCTGGATTTTTCCCATGTAGCCAACTGTAAATGGCTTATAAGCTGCGTACACTTAGGGTTAATGATTATCCGGCGCTCACCTATCATATTACGTAGTTCATTGATATAAGCATCTTTATTGTGCTTTTCTGTGGGTAAGAACGTTAAATTAAACTCTCGCTGTAAGTCATTAAGTAAAATCATGTTATTATCACTAACTCGCATATATGGCTTTACAAATTCACCAGTAATTGCATTAGTGTATAAACGGTCTTCTGTTTGCATGATAAGTTCTGCAAGTTTACGGCTAGTCATTTTAGGACCATTTATACTAAATTCATCTTCTATGACAAGCACAGCATTGGTGAAGTCGTAATAACCAAATAATACCGCAGTTAAATCGACAAATCCTATATCCATAGAAACATATGCATCATAGAACGGAGGTCGTACCCATTTAGATACAACATCTTTTTCCACTTCTTTAGTAAATTCTGGCACAACTCGTGAAGAGACATTTTCGGGTAGTTGACACAAATACTCTGTTTTGAATTCTTGAGCTTCTGCACCATCATTGTAACCTTTGATAATATCTTCAATGATTTCCATTGTTAAACGTGGCTTATCCATCTCTTTATGGTCATCAATGGCATCATAAATAGTTTTACGAATAAGACGACCTTCATTTCCAGCTCTAACCATGTAATCATTAAACTCATGGTCCATTTTATCTGGAGTAGTTGAAGATAATATAATTTTACCTTTAGTTAATGTGGTAGTTGGAATAAGAATCTGATTAATGATGTGATTTAAGTCAGTACAAAATCCTGCCTCATCAATAATTGCTAAGTGAGAGTTACCACCCCGGAGTTTCATGTAGTTTCCGTTGTCAGTTCCAGCTAATTGAATCTGTGAACCATTTGGAAATTGGTATATGTTATCTTGAGTTTTAAATTCTGGTGATAATTCAGGTGGACAATCAAATATAATTTCATCAAAGATTGGACGTATGTTCTTACGAATCATTGATACTTCAGGTTGAATAAATTTTACAATTGATTTTGGAAATTTGATACACTGTTCAAATGCTAATACAACTAAAGCGTAGGATTTACCTAGACGCCGTGATGCATTTACAACTAGTGTCTTATCTGGTTTACCTTTTAGGAAATCAAATATTTTCTTCTGACAAGGGTCTAGTTTCCACTCTAGTATGCCCTGCTCCCACAGGATAGCTCTAGCTTCCCTAATATCATCGTCAGTATATACTTCTAATTCTTTATTGTCCGTTTGGGGAGTTATTGACATTTCTTACTTCTTTTTCAAAATGGATACCTAAGAATTTCTTTAAATGTCGCTTACCTTTACGTTGTAAGACTTCCATATTGGTAACATTACCACCAGCTTCATAAACAAATCCAGTGATTGCATCTACAATACGGTATTCCATTTCTTCAGTATCAAGAATTAAACGCACAATCTTTTCACCATTACTAAATAGTTTAACTGATACTAGCAAATGGTCTTGCTTTTCAAATCGTATTC